GGACGCTTTATTTGTTTCATGTTTATTATCCATAGTATTTAGGAGCAAATGATGGTAGCTTAGTACGAGCAGCCACGCTAGGCATCTTAGCACCCTGTAGCTTTATAGTTGCACCACTTGAACCTTTGTAGTTCATCATCTGTGCTACTGCCATTTGTATTGAGGGAACTTTACTTGCGTTTGCTTTTATTATAGCATCATTTACTCTCGGTGTATAGCCAAATTGAAGATTTGCTAAATTACTTTTACTTACGTTAAATTGTCCTGCACCTGCAGTGCTTCTTGGTGCAGATACTCTTCTTTTCTTTGATTGTGGCATCTGAGTGGTTGCACCCGCTGGTGCTACAATGTCCATAAAACCACCTGCGAACTCCATAGCAGTTCCAAGATATCCTGCAGTTCTTCCTGTTACACTATCACTGCCCATAAATTCTGTATCTGGTAAATCGTATGTGCCTGTTACAAAATCGTAGGCACTTTCGATTCCTTGTCCTACGTAACTATCGGCTACATAGTCATATACATCTCCAACCGCCTGTCCGACTACACTGTCACTTATGCCCGTCCAAATATTACTTAACCAATCCCACATAGTTTTTAACCTCTTCTATTTACTTACGTATGCCGTACCAACTTTAAATATACCATTTAAAACAGCCTTACCTAGTTCTGTACTGAAGGTAGCATCACTTTCCATCTCGTACAGATCTGTATTAGCATCTATCTCCATAGATAGTAACCCTATCTCGTGGAAACGTTGCTCTTGACTCTCTGCTATTTTCAACGCCCAACCTGCTTCATCTCTGTATCTTTGCCACAAAGCATCTAAAGAAGCTTGAGTTATACCCAGTAGGTTTTGTACGTTCATTTGATTGGCTGCATTTTGGTTGGCAGTCTCTGCTGTATTTATCTCTCTACGCCACACAGCATTTGATTGTGCTATCTGTGTAGCCATAGTTGTGTTAAATCTTTCACGAGCATCAGATAGAGAAGCATTGTACTGAGCAATTGCATTCTTTTCGTTGACGTTAAACTGATCTTGAGCAGCTCTACGGTTTACATTGCCCGTTTCAATCTGGGCCCCTAATTCTGCAAAGAACTCGTCTATTTGATTTTGTGATTGTGCATTGAATTGAGCTGCTGAGTTTTCTGCTGCTTGATTAGATGTGAGTGCTTGCATCTGTCCAGCATAATCTATCTCTTGCATCTTCTGTTCGTTGTTTAAATTTTGTAGATCCATTGACAAGAATGACTTAGCATTGTTAACGGCAACTTGCATACGAGCATCTAAGTTAGCCTTATCCATTGACGCATAAGTCATGGCATTTTGCATAACTGCTTGCTGTTGGTTACTCAGATTAGCCATATCCATCTGTCCATAACGATCTGCATCAGCTTTGGCTATTGGTATACCTGATTCCATGATGGCTTGTGTTATGGCTGCAGAAGCCATACTAGATGCACCTAATCCTCTTGCCTGCATCATTGCACCTACGTTTCTTACAGCAGGGGCTGCCCAAGCAGGTAAAGGTTTACCTTCTTCAAATGATGAGAATAGTTGTTCTAATTGGTACTTGACAGTAGATTGTTCAGATACTTTACCTTGTGCTGCTTGAACTAGGGATTCCTTACTGACTGCTCCCTGTACGTCACCTATCACAGATTCAGATGATAGCTTACCTTGTGCGGCTACGGCTTCAGGAGTTCCGGGGATAGTACTTGCTGTGTACTTCTCTGCGTTTTGTTGAGACGGTACGGTGACATCTAAGTTTTCTGTTGATACAAGGCTGGGACTTACTGCATCAGTCGTATCTAGAGGATTTGGTGGGGTAAGAAGCTCTTCTCGTTGTACTTGTTGTACTTCAGGTACGTATTGAGTACCCGTTGGTAACGTGGTCGCACCCGCTCTTTCTTCTATTGTCTTTTGAATGTCTGTTACTGGTGTACTTTGTGCCATGTTTGTATTTCCTTTTGGTGTCTCAGGCGGTGTTACCCGTCCTAGATCACTTATGTTACTATCAACAGAGGTTGTCGGAGGTTTACCTATAGACTTTAAATAATTATCATAATCTTCAGCTTGCAGAGGACTACCAAAATTAACAACAGTTCCATCTGCTAGTCTACGAGGAACAATTACAGCAGAACTCGCCCTAAACATATTATTGGGTATTGTTGATTGATATTTTTTAAATGCTTCGTAATCAGGTAGAGTGTTTGCATTTTTGGGTTGTTGTGGCGATAATCCTACAGTTCCTGCATACTGTTGTGGGTCTTCAATCTTTGGTCGTGATTCAAATCTAGGGTCTCCCCTAAGAATTGGTTCACCTCTACCTACAGGCGATGATTCAAAACCTGACTGTTCGGTACTCTTTTTTATTCTACCTTGTTGACCTGTATCTGTAAGGTAATCTGTATAATATTTAGCCATCGCAACTGTTCGAGGACTATTTCCAAACCCATAAGCATCAGGTGTATCTATAGCAGAGTATATCCCCGTCATAGGGTTTTCTTTTAAAAACTGTTGAAATTGATTAGACTGAAAGAATTTCTCATCAGCACCTTTATCTATCCCAATTTGACGAAGTTTATCAGTATCCTGTTGTTGCATTGCCTTTTGCATAGCTTCAACAGAAGGATATGTTTTTCCGTCAAATCCAATTATAGCCACAGTCTACTCCCTACTTCATCACAATCGCAACCACTAAAGCTACCACACCAAGCGTACCCACCATAGACATAGCTTCTATTCGCCACATTCTTTTGTCTAGGGTTTCTAGCTTATCGTTGACTGCTTGGTATCGGATAGCACACTCTTTTTCGTGTGCTTCCAATTCCATTTGTACCTTTAACTCAGGCTGCATCTTCATCTGCTGCACTAGCTGTTGTTTCATTTTCCTCGCTACCCTTCACGGACTGTATTAACGAATTAGTAAAAGCATTTTGTGCTACAGTTACTTGGTCAAGTTGAAACTTTAAACTTGCAGCTTTAGCCTGTAAGTCTCTTATCTGATTGATAAAGTAACTTTGGTCTTGAGATAAGTCTTCTTCTTTATACTCTTTACCATCTATTGTGATTACATTGTTCTGTTCACTCATGCTGTGTATCCTTGACCTGCTGTGATTGCAGCATTAACTGCTGTCATATCTTCACTTGTCCAATAGTCCTTAGCCACCATAATCTCTAAGTGTGCTACGTTCCTATCAACACAGTCTTGCTTATCTTCTGCTGTATCATCTGCCATTGCTGTACCTGCAATGATAGCATTGATAAGGTCAACTGAGTGACCCATAGCTGTGTAGTCTTGTGCTATTTCTTCTGCTGTTTTTTCTATGTCTGGCATTTTATTCTCCTTTTAAATTATTAGCCATTTTCTAAAGCTGTTACTTTAGCTTCTAATGTCTCAATCCTTGTCATAGCTTCTTGTAGTGCTTTGACTGCTTTCATGTAGAGTATTGAGTATTTTACTGTCTTAGTTGTTGTGCCTAAATCTTGTACATTTCCATTTTCATCTATTTCTGTATCCTTATTTTCATTAATAAGACCATTCATTCCTGCTGTCTCTACCTCTTGAGCAATAACACCTAATCTCCATAAATCATCACTGTCACCTTTGGCAGAAACTTCTTCTTTCATTTTATACTTACGAACAGTTAATGCTTTTATATCATCCCATTGCGATGAAGCATCTGTTATCTGTTCTTTTAGTTTCTCATCAGATATAGCACCATAGCTATTATTAGTATTTTGCACATTACCATTATTAAAAACATAGAATCTAGTTGCTGAACTATCAACACAAGCCAAAAAGTACTCAACACCATCATTATCAGCAGAAGCAGTAGTCCTAATAACAGCACCGTAGGGATTAGTTGCATTATTGTTATCAAATCTAAAACCTAAATCATTGTTAGCATTTGTTTGCATTACCCACCCAGCAAGACTACTACTGTAATAAGCTCTTGGAAAACCATCACCATCTGATATCACAATGTTATTGCTTGATGTTCTTATGTCTAAGCCATTTTGGTTGCCATGATACCCACCAATAATAGTGTTTTTAGAGCCTGTCGTTACAAAATAACCTGCTCCTACAGATGCGTCTGTACAACCAATAAAAGTGTTTCCAGAACCAGTTGTAAGAGAACCCCCTGCCTGATATCCAACTGCTGTGTTGTAAGCACCTGTAGTATTGCTATAACCTGCTTGATATCCTACTGCTGTGTTATTACCTGATGTGGTGTTTAAGATTAAAGCATCTCTACCAACTGCTACGTTGTAGTTTCCTGTAGAATTTGATTGAAGTGCAGAACGACCCAAACCTACGTTAGATGCTCCTGTTGTGTTGCTATATAAAGTATAGTGACCTAATGCAGTAATACTGTCACCAGTAGTATTTGACAATCCTGCTAGAGCACCAACTGCTGTATTGCCAGATGCTGTGGTGTTTAACTTGAGTGCTTCTAAACCAATAGCTACATTGTAATTTCCTGTAGTCATTAGTCGTGCTGAAGCTGTACCTAATGCAACATTGCCTGTTCCAGTTGTTAGAGTAAATAAACTATCTTGACCAACAGCAGTATTATTACTTGCAGTAGTATTATTTGCTAAAGCATTTTGACCTACTGCAACATGGCTTGAACCTGTAGTATTTGTAGTTAATGCGTTATAACCAACTGCTGTATTGTTACTTGCAGTAGTATTTCCTCCTAAAGAATCACGACCTACTGCTAAGTTATTACCACCTGTAGTGTTTGCACCTAAAGCATTGTAACCTAGTGCCGTATTGTTAGATGCTGTGGTGTTAGAAATAAGTGCCTGTGAACCAACTGCCGTATTAGCTGAACCTGTAGTAAGGTATAAAGCAGCATATCCTAAACCTGTATTATCATTAGTTGTAGTGGATGCACTAACTGCCCAAGTACCTAATCCTGTATTTCTTGTGCCTGTAGTATTGGCAGTTAATGCTTGATGTCCAACTGCTACGTTGTTAGATGCTGTGGTGTTTTCTTTTAGTGCATCTTTACCTAAAGCAGTATTGTTATCAGCAGTCGTATTATCTTCTAAAGCAGAGTGACCAATCGCTACGTTATTATCTCCTGTAGTGTTTGAGCTTAAAGCTAATCTTCCGACTGCAATATTTTGAAACCCATCTGTATTTGCAGATAATGCACTACTACCTACAGCAACATTATTAGTTCCTGTAGTGTTTGCGTAAAGCGATTGATAACCCACTGCTGTGTTGTTAGATGCTGTGGTGTTGGCAGCCAAAGCATTATCTCCAACAGCCACGTTGTAATTACCTGTACTAGATGCAGTTAAAGAATAACGACCCAAAGCAGTGTTTTGAATGCCCGTAGTATTTGCGTCTAGAGATTTAAAACCAAAGGCACTGTTATAGTTACCTGTAGTGTTTGCATAAAGAGCCTGATACCCAACAGCAGTGTTCTCACTTGCTGTGGTGTTGTTTAAAAGTGCTTCAGAACCTACAGAAGTATTAAAAGAACCAGTATTATATCTTAATGCTTGTTTACCTATTCCAGTATTATGAGTTCCAGTTGTATTTGCCCTTAAAGCATAATATCCAAAAGCTGTACTATTAGCTCCAGTAGTATTGTCAGCAAGTGCTTCAGTACCTACAGCAGTTAAAGTAGAGCCAGTTGTGTTATCTTGTAATGCTAGATATCCAACAGCTACATTTCCAGATGCTGTGGTGTTTGAATTTAATGCTGATTTACCAATAGCTACATTGCTTGCACCTGTAGTATTAGCATTTAAAGAAGCATGACCAAAAGCAGAATTGTCACTACCACTAGTTGTTGCTCCCATAGAAGATGCACCAACAGTTGTATTGTTTTGACCACTGCTAATAACATCTCCTGCAAAAGCACCTACAGCAGTATTGTTATCTGCATTGCTTGAGGTCAAGGCAAGATAACCAATTGCCGTGTTACTTGCCGCAGTGGTCAAGCTGTCAAGAGCCGTGTCACCCAACGCCACGTTATTTGAACCAACTGGATAATTACCATCTAGCTTGATTGTGCCACCATCTACTGAGAGGTTACCTGCTACAGTTAATCCATCTGTGACTGCTGTACCTGTTACGTCAATGCCTGCTGAGGTGGTGGCTAGTTTGGGACTAGCATCGTGATAAAGTGTTACTGCACCATCAGCAGTACTAGTAGCCATTGCTTCGCTACCTGCTGAGTTAGTAATCCTAACATCATCCCCCATAATCCTAAAAATATTAGAACCAGTTAAATCTGATGTAGAACCATTGCCTGTAATTGATAAATTATTCCCTATGGTAACATTCTGACTAGCATCTATCGTTACAGCATCTGTTCCTGCTGTTACAAACTTTAATATGTCTGTGCCACCTCTATAGATACCAGTGTTGGTGTCGCTAGTGAATGTAAGAGATGGTGCAGAGTTAGAACCATTTGCAAAACTAGAAACTCCTGTAACACCAAGAGTACCTGCTATTTGTATGTTTGTGTCAAGTTTAGCACTTGTGACTGCACCATTGGCTAGACCTGCTGTTGCTATCTGTGGTCCTTCACCTGTAGTGCCATCATGTGAGTGTCCAGTTGAACCGTTAAACGCAGCTTGTACCGCATCAAACTCTCCATCAAGGTCTGACGCATTGATCACGTTACCGTCAGCTATATTATTAGGCGTATCATTCCTTGTGTAGCCTGTTCCCATTTCTTATCTCCTAGCGTTAGTGGAATACTGCAGAGTTGCAGCATCAATAGTAAATACAGCGTCTATGGTATCCCCTATAGTTTCATATAAAATAGACACTGTAAAACCTGAACCTATTGTTTGCAATTCGTAAATTGCCTTTTGTTTACCCCCATAAGAGGATGTTCCATAAATCCCTGCACCATACGAAATTGATGAAGCTGCAAGGTTTGAAAAAAGTAATGAACTCGGTTGAATAACATTCTGTTGATCAAAATCAAATTTAAGAGAGTATCTAATATCTACCTCTCCGTTTACATCTAAATATGTTATACCCTTATATACTGTTTTACGGATAGTAGGATCACCTAAAGGTATGTAAGGGGTAGCAAATGTAGCCTGTATCTTCTCTCCATCAAAGCTATTACCATCTTCCATTCTATATATGTAGCCGTCACTTGCACCAAAATAGATAAGTTCAGTACGATCTACATATTCACTGTGTACAACGTAAGCATTTATGCCACGTAAATCATTGAACGATATACCCTCTTGTAGTTGCGTGGCTGCAAGTCCTTTAGCCGAAGCATTGGTGTAACCAGTGTTGTAACCAAATAATCTGTATTGACTTTTCTCACGAATAACTGTGCTAGAAAAACCATTTGGACTACTCGTAATCAAATCTAGTATTTCATCTTGTACTGGCTTCGATACGGTAGCAAGACTAAAATCACCAAATCTATCGGTAGCAGAAAAAAGTCTTAAACCATCAGGTCCTAGAAATATTATGTCTCCACCAATCTCTTGTATAGTATCTTCAGCAATACAACCTAAATCACGAGAAACTGGTTTTAGTTGAAAATCACCTACACTACTTCCTGCAACTACGTTGATACTGTTTTCACTAAATACAATGAGTTGATCACGAAAAACAATTAACCCTGTAATCGCATCCGCTACGTTTATTATACCACCACCACTCGCACTTGTAAAGTCCGTATCTGCATAAGGAGCAGAAAAAACAAGGTTTTTGCCATTTCCGAGAAAAATGTGGTTCTTAAAGTTAACTGCAAACTTAGAACCTGATGTGTCAGAGGGCAATGAAGTTAGTTGTTCAAACGTAGTTCCATCAAATCTAAATGGTTTGCCTGTTCCATCGACAAGCATAAGTTTCTCTGTACCATCAAAGTCGTACTTCAGAAATCGTACTTTACCTGTACCACCAACTGTAACACCCCCACTACTGTAGGTTGCGTTGTCACTTACTTGTGTCCATCCTGAACCACTAGACTTGAATAGGTCATCTCCTCGTACGGCATACACTTCGTTACTATAATGGTGTATACCTCTTATAACACCTGTATTCGTTACAGCGTTTGTATCGAACTTAGAAAATCCTTCTACTCTTCTGTAACCACCAAAGATAGATGGTTCAAAGTTACGTAATATTCTCGCCGATCCGGGTGCTTGAAATCCCTGCTGATACGGAGAAAGGTTGGTTATCAAACCACCTTTAAACTCAAATGAATGTGTTTGCCACCTATCAGGCATTAAACAGCCCTTGCGTATACATTTTCATTAACAAGCAAAGTTCTCATTTGCTTCAATCCATCTTCAAACTTACGAGCAGAGATGGTAGCCGACTCAAGATTATCTCTAAACATGTACGAGTGATACATTGCACCATCAACAATAACATGTTTAAAACGGAAAGGTATAGTTGGTACGTCATCATATGTTTCTAAATCTGCAGGAAACATAAAAAATTCATATTCAATTGTGTAAGCTTTGTTTGGCATTGGTGCTACAATGATATCACCGTCTTGGGAACGAATAATGTACTCAGGCACTGTTCCTTTTGTAGCGTCAGTTTCACCTTCTTGGTCTATGTATTTATCTATGTACTCATCATAACTCATCTGTTTGAGTCTTCGTGCTTCATTAAGATCTAGTGAAGCATTACGTAAGATACGAACAGTATCGAAGTCTGTGTACTTTGCATTTTCTGGTAAAGGATATCTTAGCTCGCCTGCAGTAAGAGTTATGTCATCTGTGTTGTGATTGAAGGGCCAGCTAAAATGTTTTTGGTTGATGTCACGAATTGCAGAATTAATCGCATCCTTTACTTGGGCATAAAAGCCAGTTGCTGTTGCAAAGTTACTTGATGTTAATTCTGTCTCATTAAGTCGTCTGCAGATTTCATTTGTTAGAGAAAGATAGTTATAAGCCATTAGTTTTTCTCCACGACTCTTATGCGAACTTCTTGTTCACGAATAGTTGCGTCACTGGCAGTCATACGACACACTATTTTGTACGTTGTAAAAGCAGTGCCACTTCCTAAGTATATTGTGGCAACGGTATCTGTGTTGGTACGACTAACAAGTTGCAAGCCATTAACAATTTGGCTATCTGACCAAGTCTGTAGTACCCCATCTGCATCGTAGATTTTCCATACTAATGATGAGATGGTATCTGTATCTAAAGCAGGACCCCAATCAATAGAGTAGTCCAATTGCTCATCAGGATCTTTATCGGGCCATTTAAGCGACATTAGGCTGCCTTTCTTCTTTGAGAAGTTGTTTGTGACGGTAGAACAGTAACAATTCTGTGTGGACTCATTTGCTCTGTCACAATATTTACAACTCTTTGCGAACTTGTTTGTTTAGGTAGAACAGTAACAACGTGTCTTCTGTCAAAAGCTGACGGAGTAAATACAGTAATTACACCTGTTGTTGTTAGTGTGCCTACTGAGAATGTTCCGATTACTCCTGTGATAGTAAATGCGTTACTTAAGGAAAGAGTACCAATACTTCCTGTAGCACTAACGCTATTTAAAACTTCAGTTGGTTTATCTTCTACTGTGTTTACAGAACCTGTAGCACTTACTCCTACTATTGGAGTACTAATATTTTCTTTTACTGTATTGATCGTACCTGTTGCAGATACACTAGCTAATTTTTCTACAAGGTTAACAGTTACATTGTTAACAGAACCTGTAGCACTTACACTATCTAGTGCTTCAGTTGGTTTCTCTTCTACTGTGTTTACAGCACCTGTAGCACTAACTCCTGTTATTGGAGTATTGATATTCTCTTTTACAGTATTAATTGTACCTGTAGCTGAAACACCTACAACAGAAACTTTAATAAATACATTTAAAGTTCCTACTGAGCCTGTAGCACTAACACCTGCAGATATAACTTCACTAATATCAATCTCGAAGCCACCTGCAACTACAGGAGCAATAGTACCTGTAGCAGAAACACCACTAATACTAGCGGTAAGGTTGACTACGCCATATTCAGATGTTCCGTATAGACCTGAACCGTATCGTGCTGACTGTGCTATGATCGCCACAGCCTACTCCTTAAGCAATACGTATTACAGCGTTTGATGCGTCAGCGGCAGGAAATTCAATTGTTAAATCACCTGCAGTAGCAGAAACAGTACCACCAAAATCAATAACAGCAATCGCAGAGTTACTATTTGCTGTATTATAAATGATACAACCATCTGCAGAAACAGTTACGTCAGTGAAGACTTCGTCGGTAAAATCAACAATAGCAGTAGAACCATCAAGTGAAATAGTTGCACCGTCAAG